TAGAAGCGGTGACAGGGATTCCGAAAGGACGCGTCAATCGGTACGCAAGGGAAAAGAAACATTACAAAGGCATGTACTTATTTGAAATCGCCGGGGATGCAAAGAAAGCCTGATCGGCCGGACGGCGGGGATGAACTGAAAAATGGAAAAGAATAGTCGGAGGTGGAGCGATGCGGACAAGATATATGGTGATGATGGCAGCAGGGATGCTGATATTGGCAGCAGTCCTGATATATAAGATCGGAGAGGAAATTGTAATATCAAAAGATATCAGCAGGGTTGGGAGGAAAGACAGTGGATGCAAAACTGGAATTTAACGGAGGAAGTGAGAGTGGCACCGATGGATAAGAAACTTTTGTCCGACTACATAGACGCCTGTGAGCTGATCCGGGAGACCGAGCAGCAGACCAGGCGGCTGCATGATAAGCAGAGCGAGACAACGCAGGACAGCGTAAGAGGCAGCAACCCGGAATTTCCATACAACGCGCAGCATTTCAAAATCGAGGGGACAACCTTTTCGATGCGGGTCGATACGCGCCTGCTGGAAAAGAAAAAGCTGCTGGCAGACCGCCGGGCGGCTGCCGAAGAGACACGGGTGCAGGTGGAACGCTGGATGGTTACGATCCTGGCACGGATGCAGCGAATCATCCGGTGGAAGATCTTCGAGGGACTTACATGGGAAGAGACGGCGGCAAAGCTGGGACGGAAGGCGACCGGGGACAGTGTGCGGATGGAATTTCAAAGATTTATGTCAGGAAAATTAAAGTTTAGTGGAGGTAAAAAGAATGTATAAAGCGGAAAATATTGACACAGATAAGGCTCTGAAAGCGATTGATGAGTCAAGAGTAATGCAGGAAAGAGCCTCACAGCTTAGATCGGAAAAAGAAAGATCTTACATGGAGGGAGTTAACAAAGGACTTGATATTGCTGAAAATCTTTTTAAATGTACAAATTATGAGAAGACGGAACAAGAATCAACTTATACAGATGGTGTCTGTGATGTATTCTATGAACTTGGAAAAGAACTTGATATACCGACTCAGGATATAAGGGACAATATATCATCTGTGGATGAAGCATGTGCCTTGTTTGCAGACAGGATTCGGGAAGCAATAGCAGGAGATAAGGATCATGAGCCGTTGCCAAACTGAAAGAGGTCAAGCCAATGTCAAAATGTGTAGTATATCAGTCCGGTGGTTTTACAAATGACGGGATCGGATATAGGAAATTCAGTTTGGAAGAATTGGAGGAAATGAAAAAAAAGAAAATGTTAAGCGTAGAAGCACAGGGATGTTCGTACAAAGAGTTTCTGGAATTGGAAGAAATAAGCAGGCAATCAGAAGAATATGAGACGCTTATGGGTTTAAACTGAAAGTTTAGTGGAGGAAGTATGAGCAAAACACACGAATTAAAAATATATCCTAAGTATTTCGAAGCAATTTTGGATGGGAAAAAGACATTCGAAATCAGAAAAAATGATAGAGATTTCCAGGTTGGAGACAGCATTGTTTTAAAAGAATGGGATAATATTAAGTATTCTGGCAGAGAAATCCAAGCAATAATTAAATATATGCTTGATGATGCATTTATCGGATTAGCAGAAGGATATGTAGCCTTTTCGTTTGGCATTTTAAAAATAATAGACAGGTAAACAGGAATTTAAGCAGCTTCTATGCATGGGCGACAGCGGAGGAAATTATTCAAAAAAATCCCATGCTGAGAGTTCATAAAATAAAAAAACAAAAGGTTCGCAAGGAAGCTTTGACAGAGATGGAAATTGAACGACTCCGGATGGCGGCTGACGGAGAGATGCAGAAGATGATGATTGAAGTATTGCTTTCAACAGGCTGCAGAGTGACAGAGCTGGTAAATATTCGGATTGATGAAATACAGAAAGATGAAATCACGGTACATGGAAAAGGGGAAAAGGACAGAAAAGTATACCTGAACGCAAAGGCAGAGCTGGCAGTACAGGTTTATTTGGCAAAACGACGGGATGAGAATCCATATCTGCTTCCAGGAGCAAAGAACATGCGGGAACGAAAGGAAATGGATAGGAAAGAGTCACGGAAAAACTGGTGGATGGATAGAAACAATCTGACTGAAGGGCACATAACAACCTCTGCGGTAGAAAGTACGATGCGGACAATTGCGGATAGAGCGGAGGTAGAACAGGCGAATCCGCAGAAATTCCGCAGGACATGCGCAACGCTTGCCCTGCGGCGTGGCATGCCAATTGAACAGGTGTCAAGGATGCTCGGGCATGAGGAAGTCGGTACGACACAGATTTATCTGGACCTCAAGGAAGAAGATTTAAAGAGGTCACATGAAAAATATGTAGTATAGCAAAAGGAGTGGTACAAATGCAGCAGATACCAAGAGACAGCTGGCAGATGATCCAGAAAGTCATCCGGAGATATCCGGAAAATATTGAGCTGTACAGAAATAAAAGGGAAGAGCTACTGGAAAGTTCGCCGTCACAGGACGGGCTTCCGCGGGGAAATCTTCCGGCAAACAAGATGGAGCAGGCGGTGATCGAACTGAACTCTCCATACATGCAGAGACTGCAGCGGGAAATCGACGCGGTAGAAAAAGCATACGAGAAGGTCAGGGAGGAACACAAAAAGATCATCCGGATTCGCTTCTGGTCTGATCGGTACAAAAATATGCCATACATGTGGATGACACGGTGCGCCAGCTATTCCGAGAGACAGATGCGGCGAGTGTGCAAAGATTTCATTAAAGAGGTTGGGAAAAATCTGGGCGAATTATAAAAGATGGCCGCTTTTTTCATGTCAAGTGTGATAATATAGTAGCATGTTAAGTGTTGAGAAATACTTAACAGCCCCGCCCATCAAAGGCACTGCGTATTGGCAGTGCCTTTTTGCATACGGACCTTTAGCACAGCTGGTCAGAGCAGCCGGCTCATAACCGGACGGTCCCGGGTTCGAATCCCGGAAGGTCCATCCGCCCCAAAGGTACTGTGAGAGAAAAAATCTTAATGCGGGGCTGACGAGCGCGTCATTTCGCTAGTTTTGAAAAATTTTTTTTGGCAATTTCGTGCGTTTGGGGTATGGCGATGGATGTGGAAAATGTGGATAACTTGAAGAAAATGGTGTCTACACAGGAAGTAGCGGACATCATTGGAAAAGGGATCAGAACGGTGCAGAATCTGACAAAATCGGGGATTTTGACCTGCGAAAAGGTAAAAGGGAAAAATCAGTACAACTTATACACAGTCATCCGGGAATACTGCAGCTATGTGGCGAAAAAGGAAGAAAAAAAATATTCGTCTGCCGAAGAAGAAAAGACGGCGGCGGATGCGCGGATCAAGGCTGCAAAGGCAGAAATCGTTGAGTTGGAATTGATGGAGCTGAAAGGACGGCTCCACGCAGCGGAAGATGTGGAAGATATGACAGCGGATCTTGCGCTGGTTATCAGATCATCGCTTATGGCGATGCCAGGAAGGGTATCCGTGGAGTTGGCAGATATAGACGATGCAACGGAAATTTCGGAATGTTTGAAAAAAGAGATATACGCCATTTTGGAGGATTTATCAAATTATGAATATAATCCGGAAGAATATAGAAAGCGGGTAAGAAACAGAAGGGGCTGGCTCGATGACGACGAGCAGGACGAAGAATGATGATGAATTTGTAAATCTGAATAAAAGTATCAAAAGGGCGGTGATAAATTTTAAGCCGCCGGAACAGATGACGGTATCTGAGTGGGCGGATAAATACCGGCGCTTGTCCCCGGAAAACAGTGCAGAGGCAGGACCGTGGAGGACATCAAGGACGCCATATTTGAAAGAGATCATGGATGCATTTACGGATCCGAAAGTACACCGCATAGCGGTGGCGGCATCTTCACAGGTAGGGAAGACGGAGATGGAAATGAATATGATCTCTTATATGATCGATATTGACCCGGGGCCGGCAATGTTTGTCCTGCCGACAGTAGACAACGGGAAAGATATGGCAAAGCGCCGGATCGCGCCGATGATCCGGGACACAAGGCCGCTTCGGAAAAAGATCGCGGTATCCAAAAGCCGGGACAGTGACAATACGATGCTGAAAAAATCATATCCCGGAGGAATGCTCACGATCACAGGGTCAAACTCCCCGGCGTCGCTGGCATCCGTACCGTGCCGGTATGTATTTGGCGATGAGCGGGACAGATGGGCGAAGGATGCTGGAGGAGAAGGCGATCCGTGGGGACTGGTGGAGGCGCGTACCATCACATTTTATAATTATAAGATGGTCGAGGTATCGACACCAACGGTCAAGGGATACAGCGCGATTGAAAAATCCTTTGGACGGGGAACGCAGGAATACTGGTGTGTGCAGTGTCCGCATTGCGGGGAGTACAATTTCATTGAATTTGACCATATCCGGTATGAAGCGCATCGGATCGGGGAAGGAAAGGAAAAACATTATGTTGTAGACAGTGTTGATTATGCATGCCCGGCCTGCGGATGCAAATCTGGGGAGCAGGAGATAAAAAAACAGCCGAAAAAATGGGTTGCAAAAAATTCGGAAGCCTACAAAAACGGAATCCGGTCATTTTGGATCAATGCGTTTTCCAGCCCGTGGATGCCATGGAAAAAAATTGTGCTGGAATTTCTGGAAGCACAGGGCGATCCCCAGAAAATGAAAACGGTGTACAATACACTGTTTGGGCAGTTGTGGGAAGAACAGGGAGAGGCGATGGATGAAGATGAGCTGATGGGACGTCGGGAGGAGTATGACGCGGAGTTGCCGGATGGGGTATTGTGTCTGACATGCGGCGTCGATACACAGGACGACCGGCTGGAATATGAGGTTGTCGGATATGGGATGAACCGGGAAAACTGGGGAATTGAAAAAGGTTATATCATGGGGAAACCGCTGGAAGCCGACGTGTGGGAGCGGTTGGACGGAATTATAGACCGGGTTTGGAAATTTAAAGATGGGAAAGGCTTGAAAGTTTCTATCACATTCGTGGATTCCGGTGGACATTATACGCAGGAAGTATATGAAAATTGCCGCAAGAGGTTGATGAAGCGGGTGTTTGCAATAAAAGGGCGCGGTGGGGAAGGGGTTCCTTATATCGGGCCGCCGGGAAGGGCAAAGATTGTTAAAGATGGCGTGGTGGTTGGCACCACGCCTCTTTATATTATCGGTGTAGATGCCGGAAAAGAAAGAATCTATTCGGGATTGAAACGGGAAAATGAGGAAACCCACCGGTACCATTTCCCGAAAAATGAAGGGAAAGGCTATGATTCTAATTTTTTCAACGGATTGTTGTCGGAAACGATGGTAAGCAAGATTACGGCGAAAGGCGTTGTATGGGCGTGGAAGAAATTAGATGGGCATAATCGGAACGAGGCGCTTGACTGCAGAAATTATGCGAATGCGGCATATCGGGCGCTGAATCCGAATCTGGAGAAGATTTTCCAAAGGCTGCACGATATAAAGCCGCAGAAGCAGATGAAAAAGGTATACAGGAGGCAGCCGCAGAGAAAGGCGGTGCAGGACGAATGGTAAAACGGGAGCGATTGAAAAGAAAAATTGAGGATAAAAAGAAGCGGCTTGATCTCTATAAAGAAAAAGAGGCCTACATGCTTTCCAAGGATGGAGTACAGAGCTATGGGGTAGGAAGCCGGAATGCGGCAAGATATAATCTAGACCTTGCGGAAGTCAGGAAAGCAATTGACGAACTGGAAACAGAAATCGAAGAAATGGAAGATATTCTGGCGGGAGTCAGACCAAGGAAAATCGTGGGAGTGATCCCGCGTGACTGGTAAGGGAGTATGGAATGGGAAATGTAATATATCCAAGTTTTGGAAAAGGATATGGGGAAGCAGGTGCATCCTATCGGAGACGGGCGTTGAGAGGATTTTTAGCACAGTCCGGAAGCGCGCATGAGGATATTGATTACAATAACCAGACGTTGAGGGAACGCGCCAGAATGTTGTATATGGCAGCACCGATTGCGAGTAGCGCGATCAAAACGCCGCGCACGAATGTCATCGGGCTTGGTTTGAAAATGAATCCAAAGATTGACAGAGAATTTTTGAAACTGAGCGCAGAAGCGGCAGACCGCTGGGAAAAAACGGTCAAGGCGGAATTTGCCCTATGGGCGGAAAATAAAAGTGCCTGCGATGCGACCGGCATCAACAATTTTTATGCGATGCAGCAGCTTTGCTTTACATCGTGGCTGGCGTCCGGGGATGTGTTTGTACTGAAAAAACAGAAAGAACCGACGGTCTGGATGCCGTACTCCCTGCGGCTCCACGTTGTAGAGGCAGACAGGTGCGCCACGCCGGAAAGTACGGGGATGTGGAATGTTACAGCGGCGAAGCGGGGAGAAAATACGATTTACGACGGCGTAGAGGTAGATCCGGACGGCGCTGTGGTGGCATACCATTTCCGGAACAGGCATCCATACGAAACGATTCTGGAAGAAACGAAGTATACAAGGGTGGAAGCCTATGGAAAACAAACCGGTTTGCCGAACGTGCTGCATATTATGAATGCGGAGCGGCCGGAGCAGTACAGGGGAGTGACGTATCTGGCGCAGATCATCGAACCGCTTTTGCAGACCAGAAGATATACAGAAAGCGAGATCACGGCTGCGGTGGTGGAAAGCTTTTTTACCGCCTTTATTAAAACCAATACCAATAAGGACGAGTTCCCGATCGGAGAAGTCGGGGAGGAGAGGGGAGAGCAGGTAAGCTACGATCCGAATGAGTATGAGATGGGGCCGGGAAATGTGGTACACCTGAATCCTGACGAAAGTGTTGAGTTTGGCGATCCTAAGCGCCCAGCGTCCGGATTTGGAAGTTTTATGAAAGAAATGTGTGGACAGATGGGCGCGGCGCTCGAAATCCCGAGGGATATTCTCATGAAGGAGTTCAATTCCAGCTATTCCGCATCGCGGGGTGCACTGTTGGAAGCATGGAAAGCGTTCCGGATGTATCGGAAGTGGTTTGTGGATGATTTTTGCTCGCCTGTGTATGGAATCTGGATGGCGGAAGCTGTGGCGAGGGGGAGGATTTCCGCACCGGGCTTTTTTCAGGATCCGCTGGTCAGGAATGCTTGGATGGGCTGTGAATGGATCGGACCGACACAAGGACAACTTGATCCAGTAAAAGAAGTGACGGCGGAGGTCATGTCGGTGGCAGCAGGATTTTCCACGAATGCAGATTCTGCAATCCGCATCAACGGGAGTGACTGGAACCATAACATGGATCAAATCCAGCGGGAAGAGGAGAAGAAACAGGATGTATTTGGTCAGGGACAGGAGATGAAAAACCGGGAAGAAAATCTGGTTCAGGCTGCAGTTTATGCAGCGGTTAAGGACGCGCTGACGGAGAGGAGAGGAAAATGGGACAGTGGTGCAGGATTATGAATGAAGTAGGAATGGCGCCGCCGGAAGCAGGGGTGTTGAAGGCCTATAATTTTACCGAAATCGGGGACGATGAGCTGGAAGTAAATATGTACGGGGAAGTCGTGGAGACGGTGCCGGTAAACTGGTGGACAGGGAAAAAGGTAGAAGGCCTGTATATTTGCGTAAAGGAGTTTTTGGATGATCTGGAAAAGTACAAGCAGAAATCAAAAATTACTGTAAGGATTAATTCTCCGGGTGGGGATTTATACGCAGGGCTTGCCATTGCAAACAGGATGAAGGAACTGGATGCAGAGGTTATCACAGTGGCGGATGCACTATGCGCGTCGGCTGCGGTGGCAATCTTTCAGGCTGGAAATACGAGAAAGGTATATAAGGGAAGCCAGATTATGATTCATGAACCGTCGTGCTACATTTATGGGAGGTACGATGTTCAGGGAATCAAGAAGGTGGAAAAACAGCTGGAGGCGGGAAAGAAGTCTCTGGTTGCCGCGTATGAAGAGCGGACCGGCAGGGAAAAAACTGATCTGGAAAGGATGATAACAGAAGACAGCTGGATGACAGGACAGGAAGCAATCGATGAAAAATTTGCAGATGAAATGATTGAAGGAGAGGTATCGGCAGGAGTGACGGAAGATAAGAAAACGGTCATTTCCAATGGGATAAGTTTTCCGGCATCTGCGTTTTTCTCGATGCCGCGAAATCTGCAGATTGTAAAGAAGGTAGATTCCGGTAAAGAACCGGCTACGATAGCGAATCAGCAAAAAGGAGGAAAAGGAAAAATGAACAAACAGGAACTGATGGAAAATGAGCCGGGACTGTATAACGAAATCCTTTCAGAGGGAAAGAGTGGACAAGATGAGGCTGTAAGAGCTGCAGTGGAAGCAGAAAGAAACAGAATCCGCGAGATCGATGAGATTGCAAACAGCATTGGGGATGCCGAGATGGTGGAAAATGCAAAATTTGGAGAAAATCCCATGGATGCCAAAACACTGGCGTTTGAAGCTATGAAGCGGCAGAGCCAGATTGGAAATGGCTTTTTGGAAGGGATGAAAAAAGACACCGAGAATTCCGGAGTGAACGGAGTAAAACCTGCACCGAATAGTGGAACAAAATCGAAAGAGGAGAAGATGCAGGACGATATCAGAAATGGTGCGGCGCTGATTGCGGGAATCGCACAGGAAGGAGAGCAGAAATGAGCTGGAACGGCAGAGAGCAGGTAGGAACATGCGGGATGGATAATCTGATTGCGGGAAACCGGCACCCGGTTGATGTTTGCGCAGTGGTAATTAAAGAAGGGCAGAAGCTGGAGCGCGGAACACTGCTGGAGCAGGACGGGGAAACTGGAAAGTATGTTATCCGCGGGACGGTTGAAGAGGCGGAGGCGGCTTATATTTTGGCAGATACGGTGGATGCATCAGGCGGGGATACTGTTGGGGCGGCATATCGCTCAGGAGAATTTGCTGAAAATGCGCTGATTGTAAAAGAAGAGTATACGATTACGGAAAAAGACCGTGATGCACTGCGTAAGAACGGGATTTTTCTTGATAAAATTATGATGTAGGAGGATAAAAGAACAATGATTAACATTTATGAACCCCAGACGATGGTAACTGCAGTTCAGCTGATTCCACCGAAGCCGGTTTTCTTGAGAGACCGTTATTTCCCTTCGGATGATAAGACCATCTTCGCGACGGAAGATGTCCTTGTTGACTATAAGGATGAGTACAAGAGAAAGATGGCTCCGTGTGTGATTCCGAGAAAGGGCGGCATCCTTGTGGGAAGAGAAGGGTATAAAACAGAGCGCTTAACCCCTCCGTATGTTGCGCCGGAAAGAATCCTGACAATCGACAACCTGAATAAAAGGCAGTTCGGGGAAACCCTGTTTTCCAGAAGAAAGCCGGAAGAGAGGGAGGCAGCAATCCTGCGTCAGGACTTGGTGGAATTGTCGGATATGATCGACCAGAGGGAAGAGTACATGGCGGCGAAGACGCTATTTGAAAACGGCTATTCCATGCGCCATTATGCGGATGAGTACGGTGGGAACAAATACGAAGAGTTTGAGATTCATTTTTATGATGAGGAGCAGGATCCGGCAGTATATGTCCCCAGCGCTGCATGGAATGTGAATAATGACAAGTGGTATCAGGACCTGACGGCAATCGTGCGCAGCATGAAGAGCAGAGGCGTTCCTGTATCAGATTTGCTGATCGGAAGCAATGTGGCGGCAGAAATCATGAGAAATGATTATTTTTTAAAGCTGCTGGATAACCGCAGAATCCAGATTGGAAAGTTGGAGCCGAAAGAAATGGCGGCGGGCGCCACTTCCTACGGCGAGATCGTAGTAGATGGGACTGTGCTGGAAATTCTGTCATATACGCTGAAATATGTGGATGAGAACGGAAAAGAACAGAGTTTTGTTCCGGAAGATTCTATCGCAGTGACTGCGCCAAATACTGGGAAATTCCTTTATGGTGCAGTGACACAGATGGAAGAATCTGACAAAAAATTCCATACTTATATGGCGAAGCGGGTCCCCCACATGGTAACCAATGTGAAGGATTCCATCAGAACCCTTACACAGAAATCAAGACCGCTTGCCGTTCCGAATGTGAAAAATTCCACGATCAAGGCAAAGGTGCTGTTTTAAGAAAGGCGGACACAGGATATGAAGATTCGGATGGTTGCAGGGATGTTTGGAAGCGAAGAAAATGGCCGAATTGTGGTGAAAACTTCGGAAGACTGCCCATTTGAGGTTGACCAGAAGACGGGGGAGAGACTGATTCGTATGGAGGTTGCCGCAGAGGTAAAAGAGTACCCGTCAGAAGAAAAAAAGGAAGATAATCCAGATGAGGAATCGGGAGAACATCTGCAGACAGGACGGTTGGACGAAGAACAGCTGCGGGAAATGAAAGTCGAGGATTTAAGGAACCTGGCAGACGAAATGGGTCTGAAGAAAAGCGGGAGTAAGGAAGAACTGATTGACAGGATTTCCGCAGAAAATGTATTTTACGAAGATGACGAATTCCCGGAAATGGAAGCAGAGGAGCCGGAATGATATGGGTGGATTCAAGGATATGATTCAGGAAGATATTAAAAATGTCTTCCTGAATTTTGCGGAGTTTGGAGAAATCCATGAGATCAACGGGGTAGAAGTCTTGGTCATCATTGATGAGAATGAACTGACAGAGCGGGAAAAAAGGATGCGTAACAAGGACGGGGAGCTGCACAAGAGACAGCTTCTTTTTTATGTGGATGCAAAAGATTTTGGACCGCTCCCATCGCCGGGAAAGGTGCTGAATATGGATGGAAGGGATTACCTGATCACAGATGCAGAGGATGAAATGGGAATCTATTCCATCAGTCTGGAGGCAAACAGATCATGATCGTAAGGATTGAGCCATATCAGGCGACATTAGATGTGATTCAGGATAGGCTGACAGAGATGGGAAAAGGGGCGTCAATGCGGGAAGTATTGAAAAAAGCGATCAATGATGTAAGTGCCCAAACAAAGGAAAGCCTGCACCAGAAAACAAGGGAAGAGTATACGATCAAGAGATCTGCATTTAAAAAGTCGGATGTGAAAAGAGAAGCGGCAAAGAAAAACAAACTGGAGTCCATGATCCGGGTGGCGGGGAAGATGCTGGGGCTGCGTGCGGGATTTAAAACGAAAAAAAACAGCAAGAAAAAGGCCGCGCAGGCAATGGTATTGACCAAAAGTGCAATGAAGAAACTGGAGATCACCTCCGGTGGAAGATCGTATAAAGCGTTTGTCACATCCATGAAAAATGTGTCCAAGAGCGGAGCGGTTTCCAGCCATACGGGTATTTTCAGGAGAATACCCGGAAAGTACATGAAAAATTATCCAAACCGGGAGAAGATCGGTGAAATTATGGCAATCTCAAAGGCGCAGGCCGCCGGAATGGTGTATGTGCGGAATAGCATGTGGGCTGAGATCCACAATGAAATGAGCAGCCAGCTTTTGAAGCATATGCATGCGGTGATCGGAGGATGATATGACAGGGTTTCAGCTGCAGCAGGATCTGGGGGATGAAATTGAAAAGATTTTAAAAGATATGCTTTTTTATGATATACAGGGAAATCTGGTACATATGAAAGCGTATCCGCAGACGCTTCCGAAGCGGCGGCAGGAAGTCGGAAAAGGGAAGCTGATGCCGGATGAAGAAATGGATGGAATGGATCCATATCCGTTCTGTGTTGTCAGATTTGATGGAGGCAAGTTAGAAACGCTCGGGAGCACAAATAAAATCACGACGGAACTGATATTTGGAGTTTATGATGAAGCTTTGGAAAATAAGGGGCATCAGACGCTTTTAAATATCTTTGAAAAAGTGATGGAACGGTTTGTGCAGGATCCGGTACTGAATGGATGCTACCGGATGAACGATGAAGACGGGATCGAATGGGTCTTGAACGATGAGGACTGGTATCCATATTTTGTCGGCGCAATGTCGATGACATGGGATACCTTTTTTGTTACCAAAAAGGAGGACAGATATGCCTGAGAAAAAAGGAGCTACAAAACAGGTGGCAGGAAAAACGGTCATGTATCTGGGACCGTCTATCACAGGAGTGGCAGCGA